GACTTGTCCCAGTAAAACACACCGGAGTCACGAGGATTTATAAGGAGATCTTCTCCGAAATTATCGTGTGACCACAGACGTATCTGTGTTGTAGTTGTCAGACCACCGGAAGCTGCAACACCCCAACCAGAGAAGTCGTCGGCTGGATCAGCGTTACCTTTAGCTAGGATAACTAGACTTCCATCCACATGACTAGCCGCAGTTGTGCCAGAGTGTCCACGGGTACAGCCCGTTAAATCGTTGCCCGAGATACCACCAACAAGGATCAACTCATTGTCAATCATCACAATGTCAGTAGCCACGATGCCTGTGGTGCTGGTTACGGTAATTGTGGTGTCACTATTTGAAAGAGTGCCGCCCTCATTGACCGTTGTCTGTAGTGGTGCTGAAGTTCTACCACCATACAAACCTGCGCCCCAACCTGTACCACCCACTGTGGTGTTAAGACCTACGTTGATCTGATAGTTACCTACCGTGCTGCCGCCGCCATTACTTGTGTCAGAGCCGTTGGATGTTACTGTAGCCCCAAGAAGATCTTTGGCTGTAATTTCATAGGTACTACCAGAAAGAACCTGATCAATACTATATTCTTGATTTAGTACGGTGGCAGTTATGTTTCCGCCAAGACTTGCGGCGCTAGAGAAAGTAACAAAGTCCCCGGCTACCGCACCGTGGTTAACGTGAGTTACCGTAATCGTGCTAGAAAACGGTGCTGATGTTGTTGCGGCAAAGGTAATAACACCTGCACTTGTAGGGGATCCAGTGCGAAGAGGAGTTATATCGTTGAATGTGCCACCCTCTTCTATGTAATATTTTAAGTTCGTACCCAACCCAAGATAGTTAGATCCGTCAAGAGCAATCCAGTTATGTAAGGCACGACAAGTACCTAGAAAAGTTGAACTAGCGTACTTTGCCCAGCCACCTATTTTTTCAGGGTAGCCTAGACGAAAGCGCACCTTGTCACCGTCTCTCCACCCACCTTCGTTGGAGTACGCTGTAAGATCCTGTACAAGCCCGGGTCTGAATTGTAGCTTTGTTAGCGGCATTATGTTTTTCTCCCGCCATAAAAATCAGATATATCTATCGCGCCAGATGTCGGGATGCCTGAGTTAACAGCTTGGTCAATGTTTCTGCTGCTGTAGGAACTTCCCCCAATATATATGTAATGCCCAGCCCAGCCACTTGAAGGAAATGAAGTGACAACACCAATTGTATTTCCTGAAGAGGCGGAAAAGGTTCCAGTTGTGCTTGTGGAGCCAACCCCAGAAGGAGTTAAGCTTGCGGTAAAAACTGTACTACCTTGTACCGTGATCGTAACAGGAGCGGTCAAACCGTATGAATACCAGTAAAAGTAAACACTATATGTACCAGTTTTATTAACGGTGAATGTTCTGTTTACTGAACCAGTTCTACCATTATCAGCCCACATTTGATGGTTGTATATATAAGTCCCGGGAGTTGAAGTATTTATCGCTGGATTATAACCACCAAATTGAGCAGTTCTTTCATTAGTAGAATTAGAGCCAGCAAGACTAGCCGCAGTAACAAGCTCTGGAACGGTGGATGGGACGTATCCGTTACCACCACTCTTGTAATACTCGCTCATAGAAATAGGGTGTGAGCCAGTAAACTCTGTCTGAAGATCAGAAAGTGACAGTGTTCCAGAAGATGGCAGCGTCATTAGATCGATCCATATGCGGTTACATCGTCAACAGAAGTTATTGCGCCGTTGGAAGCTATTTTAGCCACTGCCGAGCCACCGTAGGAAAATACTAGATTGTTGTTTCCATCAACAGAAATTGTCCAACCGCTACCACCAGTCAGACTTAATGTGTTCCCAAAGCTAGAACCTGCACTAACAAACGAAAGCTGCCCGGAACCATCTGTCTTTAATAGCTGCCCTGCGGTCCCATCCGCCTGTGGATAAGACAAGCCGTCAAGTATAACAGAGCCTGTACCATGCGGAGTAATCGCAATATCTCTATTACTTGCTGTGGTTACAATGCTGTGTGTTACAACATCAAGGTTGCCGCCAAGCTCGGGACTCGTGTCGTTAACCAGATCGGTGGTTGGTGTTAGGCTTTTGAAAACACCGGAACCGCCACCACCGTCACCTGTCACAGCGGCTGATGCACCTGCTGCGATTTCTACGCCGTTGGATGCGGAGTAGGTTACACCTTTGTATATAATACGACAGGCAGCGTTTGTGTCGTTTCTGATAGTATAAAATTTTTCCTGATCTGTTGGAGTAACTCTTAGCTCAAAGGTAGAACCCGGAGATCCGCTAAGAACAAGAACGGTGTTTGCGCCGTCGCTAGTAGATCCATCGTTGGTGGTCAGATCTTGACTACCTGAAATAGTTATCTGCGCCTGACCGTGAAGCGCCTGATCAATTATGTCGAAGTTGGTATTAGTCGTTGTGCCCCAAGTTCCTGCCTGTTCGCCGGAACCGGGTTTTTGAATACCAGTGTTTGAAGTATATGTACTGGGCATTTAAACCACCTTATTTGTCCACGTTTCTATTGTACCACCCGCGTTAATTTCTGTCCATGTCCCACCACTTGGGACAACTTGCACCCAGTTTTCTGACGGGGTGTCTGCATCTATACGCTCCCAATAGAACCTACCTTGGGCTGACACAACAAATACTGCATTAATTTGCAGTTCGTCCATAAGGATAACTTTGGTTCCAAGAGAAGACTGTATAAAGACAGACTCAATATCCAAAGGACGAGAGTTTATAATAAATGTAGGCGCGACAGACTGTATGAACTCTGCCGTCATTTCTTGCGAGGCGGAGTATAACACACTTCCCCCGGATGTCTGCTCAAAGTTAGCACTCTGCTCAGAGGCTGCACTTAGGGTCATAACGGAGCTTGTGCTTTGTATAAAGGCAGCGTCTTGTTCGGATATTGCTGAAGCCACAAACGTGCCATTCGCAGTCTGCACAGTGCTAAAATCCATCTCCGCGATAACTGTTCCAAAGCGGGTAAGCTCTGAGCTTTGCAGGAACAAAGCAGAAGCCTCAAAGATACCTGCAAGAACACCTACGCCAATTGTAGCTTTAGAGCCAATCGCCAACATATCTGCGGAGCCGTTTGCTACAAACATAGATGCGCCGTCTACAGTGAAGTTGGCATCAGCAGTTGCAGAACCAAAGGCTAGAATACCTTGATCCGCGATAGCTCTTTCGGATAATGCCAACTCACCGAACATCAGTCAGCGTCCGCAATGGTCAGAGTGCCAGCGTCTACTTGGCGTTGGATTTCTGCAAAATCTGCGTTGTCTGGGTCAAGGGGAACAGCCACCTTAACATCATCAATCGTGCAATAGATGCCACACTCTTTACCAGTTATACCGTTTTTATAATACTTTGCTGATTTAATGTCCATTTTTACAACTCCGCAGATGCCGTTAAAGCACCACCGTAAAAATCACCAGTTCTATAATAACTTGCCATTTGTGCTGAAACGTAAGTTGCAGTAAGTGTGGCACTAAAACTACCACCCATTGTAGGTGTGGCTCTTTTCTCTGTTTTGAATATCCATTGCGCCCTATAATCACTACTTGCTCTATAGGCCGCAATAACAGTAAAACTACCAGAATGTTGAGGTAGTACCTCATAGTACCGTTGACACTTAGCTAACGTAGTTCCAAAATCCTCTACCTCAAAAGGCGTGGCTACTTCCCCTATTTCAAGCTGAATACCAGTGATTTCAACAAAGTTACTTGTTGAAGCAAAAATACTGCTAACACCAGCCGCCCTATTAGCATTAACATTTGGTCTTAAAGTTGTGCTGTTACTACCGCTTGTATAAGTAGAGCCAGCATGCATCCAAAACATTAAATCTGTATCATGTGTCGTTACATCATCAATTTGAGTGTTAGTCGCGGCTGGGATTGTCATGGTAAATCTTTGCCATGATGTTGTTAATGCGTTTACTTGATTAGCTTCTGAGTTTTTACTGGTGTCTGCTCCAAATATTATTTCACTAACTAAATTAAAAGCGGCATTTGCTCTAGCGTAAAAAGAAACGGTGAAGGCTTTTAGTGAAGAACTACTTGACTTTAGACTTTGCAAGTCTTGTCCTTCAAAACGATAATTTAAAACAAGTCTTTCACCAGCGGCAATGCTGGTATCTGCTGTCGTGCATGAAATCTTTACACTTTTTGAAAACCCAGAAAGGTCAGTTACGGCTGTTTGTGCCATCGTAAACCGACCAGCACTTGCATCTCCTATAGCCATCCTCATTCGGTCAACTGTAAAATAACCATTTGCAGCACCTAGCCCTGTGGACGATGCTGCTCTTTGAGCGACAATCATTGCCCCATTTATTATAAGGTTCCTGTTCGACAAGCCGCTTGCAGCAGGGGAACCTAAATCAGCTATTTCTCTTGCACGGCTCATCTCTTACTCCGGCTTAGTAGGCCACTTAACATCATCAAGGCTGGTAGCGCTCTTGGTAATATCACGCAGTTCTTGACGATATGCTTTACGCTCATCACTCATTGTGAGGTCGCTAGATGCCCACCAGTCCACTTCGGCAAGTCGTCTGTCGCGCTCTGCCCGTAACAACTTCATAGGCTCTGCTGCCTTTATCTCATCAGCCTTTGCTTTGAC